CTCACGAGCGGACGGGAGCCAAATAACAATAATAACAAACCTTATGTTTACTCTGAAAAAGTACAAATCATTTTGCCGATCCTCACGGACAGGCAAAAACTCAATCCTAAATAACAAAAATGAATTTCATTATTCATCAAATATCATATATATTGTCAATATATTTAGCATTTGATTCTATAATTCTAAAATTATATTTGCTTATAATTTCCTTAACCTGCTTTTTATTCAAATGAAACCACTCTCTATCAACATTATATACACTATATTTAATATGCAGCTCACGCTCTATATCCATATCTACATATGCAATCATATAAAAATGGATATTACTCACCCTTAAACAACTCTCCCTAGTGTATAAATCCTTAGACTTACCAATTTTTACAAGACCATTACTAATATCTACTCCTATATAGGTACGCAACAGTCCACTATTTCTTAGTCCATAGTTCTTTTTATTTTTTAGAAAATAAGTATATCCTATTATAGAATCATACAAACCATAAAAATCATATTCTGTCGAATATGGTCTTATCTTGGACATCAACATAGGTATAGCGTTATTTACTTTCAGATCATTAGATATAGTCAAATGAATATCATCAACATCCTTGTTTGTATTTGATATAATGATATTATATACAACACCATTAAAAACATGATCTAAACACATTCTATCAATTATATACTCATCATAACCCGCATCATGTAGTTCATCTTGTCGTTCTATGGCTGCAAGTATAAAATAATTATATAACTTCAAGGCATAATCAAGATCAAAATCACTTCTACCGAATAACGTTATTAGCGCCATATAAAGGAAATTGCTGTAATCGCTATCATTCGAAGTTATTCTGCAATCCTCAACAATAAACACATTGTCATTTTTTGAACGATCACAATCGCTCGAAAATTTTTTAACAATAATCTCTAACTCTCTAGAATAACCTGAATAATCAGCTTGTTTCAATTTCCCTGTTTGGCAAAAATGACTTAAATCATCATACAACCCCAAAATATGATCTTTGTTCATAATATAAAACAACGAGAGCCACCAGCGTCCGTTACCCCACTGATGACCCTCATCTATCGCCTACGCTTAGGCGAGTTAATATCTTCTTATGGTCTAGCAACGGATAGACACCGCAAATATAGAACCTTATTTTGAAACCACAAACAAACAGGAGATATTTTTACAAAAATTGTAATCAACAATCGCATTCCTCTTTCATATATAAAGCGTAATCATACCCATCCTCCATCATCATCACCACCTTCTTGATATCAGATAGGGTTAGTTTCTTTATCTCCATATTCCTACTATCCATCCTGACGAAAGAGTCCTTGAACTCCTGCTCGGTTATGGCATCCAACCTAAATAGATTGTATTTTATAAGTAACTGGGTTATGTCAAATATCAAGATATTAAGATCAACATCATCTTTCAACTCATTAAGTAGATCGCGCATCATATCCTTAATAGCGTCAGTGTCAAGTTCCAGCTTCTCGGCTTCCCTCATCAACTTCTTAATGATGCCATTGTACTCGATTATGATATTAGCATTATCATCATCGGTAGGCAGAAGAATATCCATCGTACATTCTATACCAACCTTATCACTAAGCCTTTTATTGAACTCAGTCATATAATCGAAAGCCTGATCCCTGCTTAAAGCGTATGTATGGTCAAGCAACTGCCTTTGTCTGTTATTGACAAAATAATGACTGGTGTATAACATCATCAAGACCTTCACTCGCTGGATGCGTAGGTCTTGCATAATTTTACGGTGTAAAAAACTATCTAACTGCATAATATAAAGAGTCCCCACCGGGGCCATCACACACCCGGCAGGGACCAACTTTTAAATATCTTACTCGTCAGGTGATGGACTGACACCGCAAAGATAAATCAAGATAATTTATTTAGCAAGGATCATGGGCTTCTTTTTCTCCCGATACTATATTACCTTCGGAAGCCAAAGACTTGTCCTCGGCCGCCTTCGTAGGCGAGGCGAACTCCGATTGGGAACCGGACGGGTTGCCGAACGGGGTCTCCGTATCCTCGAAGAACGTCTCATCCCTCCTAATACTCATCCTGAACTTAGGGGCTATGAAAGGATCGTTATTAAGATCGATGTTGATCGTAACGTCATTCATCAAAATATCCTCCTTAGTCCTGGAATCGCCTATCCATCCTCTTACGTCAGTAGTCATAGGCATCTTACTAGCCGCTTCCTTGACAGCCTCTAGCCGCCCCTTGATAACATCCACGTCTTCCGCCAACGGAATCATATATGTCTTGTTATCCAGCCCAGATCTGGCTATAGCGTTATTAAGATCCATTATATCATCAATACTTACTCCACCACCTAGACCCTCTATGATTCTGTCAGCCATTGATCCGATCATGGAAGAGAATGACGATATATCCTGATTTTTCAATCTTACGGGATATAGATAATTTCTTCCGTTCCCTGTTTTTATAGCCACGACCGGGATACGTGAATTTTTATAATCACCATACTTATCCCTAACAATAGCCGTGCAGAACGGGAATATGTTATACTTGATATTATCCCTCATCGTAACCTCCCCATTCTCTATATATCCTACGCTCTCTACCTTGCCAACCGTCTCGTTGGTAAAGTCATTTTCGGATACCATCAACGTACCATTATCATCACTTATGCTAAAATTAGGTCTTCCCGGCAAAACACTAGTGACTGCGCCTACGAACGGTATATCAATCTCGCCAGCGACAGATCCTACATTATCCCTATACAACTCAAAGGCCATACTCCTTAAATCAGCGTTACTCCCTTTTGAGTCTGGATCATTGGCTTTTAGCACCGAGACAAAATTACCATCACCATCCACGATCTTAATAACCATATTATCAACCAGCTCTCGGTAAGCCGACTTAGTCTCGTCAGAATTAGGATCAACGGCATAAAGGCTATTGTATTTATCATACAATTCCTTGGTATACGGATCTGACATATCCATCACAAACCTTACCATATCACCCTTGCGGAGGCTAGCCGTTGCTTCCTGATTCACCGACTCGTTGTTAGATCCAAACGTATCACCCGTATAATAAGGGACAATAGATCCATCCTGCCCCTTGCGATACACCATAAACCAGATGGAGGTCGACAAGGCGGTTTGCCGCCCCAATATGACACCGGTAGCGTTCTCGAAAGCCTGAGCGTCATCCTCGCTAATCATCCATCTTGAGTGGTTATCTGACTCTATAACAGTAAATATGTCGGTTCCGTTGGTGAAATCCATCACCCTTCCATTATCAGTATCAGTGGCATCAGATCTTTTAAGCCCAAGACCATCCATAAACCTGTCAAGTCTCATTCCGCCAACTTCATAATACATAACCCCACCGATCTCTCTCTTCTGAGCCATCAACACCACCGGATTCTGGGCGGCGTTAACTTCCGTCCTGCCGGTGGATGTCCCGGGTTCGCTCTCTGTGAGGACATCACCCATAGGTATGGATTTATCGTAATCCTTGACAGCTATACTTCCGTTATCATACAACCTCATCCATTCCACGAATTGAAGAAGAGGCCCATCGGAATAATTATTGATAATATCAATAGCCTCATTAAGCTTATCCTGATCAACCTCATTGCCATTGTCAGCCTCATCCATAAGATCGTTATAGGTCTTTATAGCCTCCTTAACCTGATCCTGATCAAGACCATTGATATTCATATCTACAATATCATCAACAGCGTCCTTGATATTATCATAAATATTATCATGGATCTTCAATCTATCTATTATCGATCTAGCCTTATTGATCCTTGAAATAGGATTATCCCCAAACCCGTTAACTAGACTATCGACACGAGGCTTGTTATTATCATATATCTGTCTCTCCCTAGGAGATAAGACATCCTCATTACCGTTCCATATCTTTATAGCTATATTATTGATTCTATCGTCAGAAGGATTTATGATATCCTCATCATCAGGAACCCTCTCGACTATACTACCTTCATCGGTCTTAATCTCGTTCTCCATAGATCTGGCTATCATATGATTATATGTCTTGAACATAAATGCCTCATCCTCTCCTATAAGACCATCTTGGTAAGCCTTGTCTATGGCTTGATCATTAGCGTAAAGGGCGTTTGCTTCAGGATTATCAGTATTCCTGAAATCATACTTGCTATCATCCTCCTCATAAGTCTTACCCCATACGTTCGATAATATCTTCATGAACCCGCGCTCCTGCGCCCGGATGAATCTTCTGTCACGCATACGACGAAGAGACTCGTTTATATTCTTATAAGCCACAAGATTATGACGATACTCACTAAGCAACGCCATAGCCTCCTTATAATTATCAACCCCACGGATAGATACAGCATTCTCAAAACCAACTATAGTCTCATAAGCTGCCATAAGATCGGCGGCACTGATCCTTGAATCATTTCTATTTAAGAACAACTTAGATATATCAGCCTCTGAGTTAATTAACGTAGTTAATTTCCTCTCCAATGCGATCCTATCCTCTGTTAATTTAAGAAGCCTATCATTCTCCTTGACCAACTCAGCCTTATCAGATTCAAGAGCGTCCTTCGACGCGACACTTTGTTGAAGCCTCAAGATATTCTTCTCCATCCTCTGTATATCATCCGTAAGCTTCCTTAATTCTTCAAGATCCCTGCTCGAATCAGGATTAAGACGAGAATATATATCTAAAGCGGGACCTATATCCGTATTGTATATCCTTCCTAACTGATTAGCGATATCATCCAAATTATCCTTAGCCTCAAGACCGTTATAAGCCATGTTAGAGATGTAGGTGTTAAATGATCTATTGGATATACCATCGGTAAGAGAGTCGGCAAATCTGCTGGCCATAGTAAAATTATCAACCTTCTTATTGAACTCGCCAACAAGGTTAGACTTATACTCATTTACCTGCTCATCCGTCATATTCATATCGGAGGCTATATCGCTATTAGGTATAGACTCGATGACTGTCTTGAAATTCTCCTTAGTATCATCTAACATCCCCATTTCC